CTTTGAACCTCCGCCGGATCCAGCCACCATCTTGCGTATCGTGTAGCCGCCCTGTACGATTTCCATGCAATCCTCTCCTTTCTGTCGCTTACATGGAGTTGATCAGTCTTCGAAGTCGGCCATTATCGATGCGAACTTTTTCCGGGTGAGCGTCGGATCCATCTTGCGCATCTCTTTGAAGATCCTTTCGTTGCGCTTTGAAAAGGTTATCTTCTCCGGGGCCTTTGTCGTACCCGCCGTAGCGGCCGCCTTCTTCGACACCTTCTTCTTTTCCAGGAGCCTCAGCTGCTCTTCCCTTGTCTTGGCAGCTTTGCCCTTGGGCTCACCGTACTTTGCCCTATATGCCTCTTCCAAGGTCAGATCTGTTTTTTCGACGATCGGCTTCAGAATCGAGAGCTTGCTACGGATATCTGTATATCCCTTTTCCTCGAGGCGTTCGACCTGGATCTCGAGATCACGGTCCAGCGCCCTCATGGCTTCGATCTCGTTCTTGGCCATCATGCGGGCCCTCTTCTTGGCCTTCTCCTCGTCGAGGCCGTCCTCGATGAGCTCAGCCTCATATTTGGCGGCCAGTCTGTCCTCTTCGGTCTCATACTCCCTGCTGCGTTGCGCTCTTTCGAGAGCATCCAGCCGAGACTTCAGCTGCTTGTTTTCCTGCTTCAGCGCAATTATAGCGCTGACCTTTTTGTCCTTCCGCTTCTGGCTGGTGTCGGACTTTTTACCCTTGCCTGCAGCTTTCCCGCCGTCCTGGTCGTCGGACTCTTCCTCGTCATCTTCATCGCCCTCGTCGTCATCTTCCTCTTCGTCGGCATCTTCCTCTTCGTCGTCATCTTCGTCATCATCTGCGTCCTCTTCTATGTCCTCGACGTCATCATCATCGTCATCTTCGTCGGCGTTGTCCTGGCCATCATCATCGTCGAGATCTTCGTCCTGGTCGTCGTCGGCAAAATCATCGTCATCGTCGTCATCATCATCGTCGTTCTCGAGCTCACCGCTCAGTTTCTTGAGATCATCAGTGCTGAGATCGAGCTTATCCTTCTTTTTTGCGCCGAACAGTTGCAGGTTGATCGACCTGATCCCTGAATATTCTCCGTGCATATAGGTGTTGTCAAGTATCATGGAAACACACTCCTTTGATTTTTTGGTAGGGTTTTCATCCCTCAGAGAGTAGCCGTATCGTGGCCCTCAGTGTACGGATTATTTCGCAGCGTTTACTCGCTCGGTGCAGGTTTGCCCTGCTTTCAAGTTCATTGTAACATGGGTCAAAAAAAGCAGTAAAAAAAAGGAGCCGTCTGGCTCCCTTCATGCGCTGTACGCCTTATTCGGTTTCGTCCCCATCGTCGTCGTCAGGATCCTCTTTGCCAGGATTCTTTCCTCCGGGATCTTCATGCTGCCCTTCATCCTTATCCTGTCCCCGGGGCGGATCCGGCTCATTCGATATGATGCCAATGGCATGCTTCTGGATGTATGCGGCCAGGTCCTTCTTTTCCTTCGGTATGGCCAGCGCCTTCTCCGCTGCGGCCATCTCTTTTGCCGGCGTATAAATCAGTTTCCTTTGTCTCACCACTTCCGCGATCGCGCGAAGCGTTTTCGTGTCGAGATCATCCAGGGTTGAGAAGTCGACAAAGATATCGATAGTCGTCTCATAATCGCCATCCAGGCAGATGAGCAGACCGTTCTCGGTCTTGCCGAACCTGGTCACGCGGCCGCCGTAAAATTTGTCCTGCGGGAAGCCGCACGCGATGATACCTTTCGTTATGTCCCTGTAAGTGTATGTCCTGCCTCCCAATGTCGTGCTGTTGATCAGTATGCCTCTCATTTGTCATCCTCCTTTGAATTTGGCAATATGATTTGTACCTTCTTGTCCTCATCTTCGCTGGACTCGCCGGCACCGATGATCACCGGCTCACTCGGTCCCAGGTAGTCAATGCCGTACTTCCTGAGTTCCTCGTATATGTTATGGATCCGGAGCTCACGCTCGAACCATTCCTCAACCGTGATCGGATCCGGAGTCACCGTACCGCAGTACCAGCAGTACGCACTTCCTGGAGGCTGGTCATGCCAGCTGGCCCACCTTTCGCAGTGGGAACATACAGGGAGTTCAAACGGATCCCCGGACATGGCGTATGCGTTCTTGATGAAGGCGAGCAGCTCGGCCTTCTGCATCATGAGGTGCTGCTTGACGTTCTTGGCCACAGGCGATATATCCTGCAGCTTCTCCAGGGCGATCAGATGGGTGCGGTCCGGTTTGTCCCAGTTGATCTCCGACTGAAACGGCTTTTTGATCTTATACAGCATTGCTTGGATACCCTCCTATCGTCTCTCCGGGGATCGATTCGTTTGCTGTTACCTGCTGCGGGATCTGTGCTCGCATGAGGTTCGGCCGCTGCATGTTCTGTGTCCCCTGCTGTGATAACATCGAGCGGATCAACTGCAGGAACTGCTGCTCCTGTGGCGTGCCTCTAGGCGTTTCGTCGTCGATGTCGAGGCCCAGGAGATCACCGAGCATCTTTTTGACCTTCTCGTACGTCAGGATCGGCCGCGGCATGCCGGTCTCTTCATCGGGTACCCGGAGATTTGCCAGGGTAAGGATGATGTTATACAGTGCGATCTTATTGGTCGGCAGGCCTTCACCGATCGACACATCGATGTCGAACTCGACCTGCTTGGTAACAGGTACCCTCTTGGTTTTTTTCCTTTTCTCTCCGGTCTTTTTGTCGACTTCGTAAATCGGCTCGCCAGTTTCCGGATCCTTTTCCTCCTCGTCTTTATACAGCTGCATGAACTTCGGCTCCGGCACCTCTCCTTTTTGCTCGAGCCCTGCCTGTATCCTTTTTTCCCTCTCTGCCCGCCAGCTGTCGAGGAAACTCTGGTCGGCGGGGACGAGTACAGGTACGCGGGCCAACTCGCGTGCATCGATCCACTCAAAGTCGTCATTTTCAGATACCCTGAACGCCTTTGCAGCGTCCCAGTTTTCCATCATGAGGCAGAGGCAGTATTCTGCGACGTCGGCCAGGGTGTCGGAGAGATCCGTCTTTTTGTCATCCATGCCGCGCTCGGCCTCGGCCATCTCGATACTTGCCTGGCGTGCTGTCATATCCCTGCCGGTATTGGTGCCGGTCTTAAGGCTGGAGAAGCGAACCACGCGCTGCGCCTCCTGGATAACGAGGCCGATGAGATTGAATATTACTACGTTGAGTCCCTTGCCCGGTGATTCCTTGATAGTCGTATTCGGATTCCTGGCCGGGATAGGATGCCTGGGATCTCTCTTGCCAGCCGCGAAATCCTCCGGATCGATATGCGCTGCAGGATCCACGAAGGTTGCCGTCTGGGCCGAATGCCTGCAGGCGATGACGCACTCGTTCCAGAGGTTATTCATGAGGATCTGCAGACGCTTCAGGAGTTTACCATCGCTAAAACCATACAGGCTGTTTTCCCTCTCGTAGAGGACCGTGAGGAAGTAAGGATACATGTTGTGTACGAACGAATAATACGGTTCCTTGGGATCGCTCTCTGAAATGATGATGCCGCATTTACTCATCTCGATCAGCTGCAGGTTGCCATACTCATTGTTCCTGGTCCATATGTGCAGCAGCGTGAACGAGTCCTTATCGTCGCCGCTTTCGTCCCCGTCGAAGTCGACCACACTATTTCCCAGGGCGATCGCGTCCGCGATCTCATCCATCGTCTTGCCGTTGATCGGCTCCCTGGTCTTGTCCCGGCGTAACTCCATTATCGACACAAGACCGATCTCCTCGATAATGAAGTCAGCCTCTTGTAGTCGCATGTAGTCCTTGATCTTACCGTCGACGAATACTTTCGTCGGTGACGGACAGGTGATCTTCGGCATCCCGAACCCATCAAGCGCGTCCGGATCCCATACTACCTTGAACCATGCGGTACCGATATACCCACGCCGGCGGCGTTCATGACGCTTGATCAGCTTGCGGATCTTGTTCTGTTTGAAACACCATGTCGTCAGGATCTCGGCCGTATGCGCAAACTGGTGGTCACTGAATCCCTGGCCTCTGATCGTCGGCTGAGGATCCACGTCAAGCGTCTGGATCTGGCCTTCAATTGAAGGATTTATGAGCGGCACAAAGCAGTTAGGATCGTCCTCGTTCTCCGGCTCATCGATGTCAGCGCCGTACAGCCGCTCGAGTTCCTCCCATTCTGTCCTCCTCTCTTCCATCTCGGCCACCAGGGTATAATAGTGCTGCAGGTAAAAGTCAGCGCGCTTTATCTGCTCCGGGGTCATTATCTCGTCCCGGATTTTGTTGAACGCATCGGCATCCTGCTCGTACTTGTCCTCGAATATCTCATCATCCTTCGCCTCGTACCGGGATACTACCTCCGGATTTTTGTATCCCTTCGGTGGCCTCTGTACCTTGCCGTCCTTGCCCCTGGTGAAGGGTCGCATATTGAACCATATCCTTGCCATATCCTTTGTCCCTCCGATCAGTCGATATCGTCATCATCCATATCGTTATATCCTCGCAGCCTGAGGTTTCTGTACGACAACAGCCCGTATTGTCCCTCAAGAGGGTTTTGCTTCCTCAGGCCCAGGCGGTCGATTATCCACTCCAGCTTTGCCCCAACGATAACGCCGGCCACGAAAATGATCGCGCCGGCAAGCATGGCTATACCTGTCATTTTGTGTCCTCCGCTGCGTCCTGAAGTGCCTTCAGCTGCTCATTGATTATCTGCCGGGCCCTGCTCAGGCGTTTTTTGTCTCTTTTGATTGCCATTGCCTCCCGCAGGATCCTGGCATCCTCTTCCGCTCTCCAGCGCTCTTCCTCCTTGAGGACTTCCTTCTTGTTGTACTTGGATTTCACCTTGGCCATTCGCTTCCCTCCTCTTTGACAAACTCAAGCGGGTATATCCTGACGAATGTCTTTGCAAGCGTGTTTACCACCAGTTCATCGGTCCGGGTCAGTTGTGCGCGTGTGATCTGGGGCGAGTTGAGTTCGTATATCAGGTCATCGGCCAAGTCATAAAGTTCGCCGGTAACGATGTGATACAGTTCATGCGCGATCGCTTCATACCAGCCGTCTTTAATCTCCGGGTGGTCCACATTGATGCTGATGGTCGCCTCTTTCCTATGCCGATTCCTTCCGCAGCATGCAACTACATCAGTTTCATGCATGATGTGTTCGATCTTGTACTGGTCCACATACTCAACGTCAATATCCCAGTCCTGGATCCGGAGAACCCTCTGCAGATGATGAACGATCCTGGTCATTTCCTCAATAGGTGGCAGCTTGTTTTCTTCCATGGCATCCTCCTCAGTGTTTCTTCTTTTTCTTCCTGACTCGTGCTGGCAGGTGCTTCCCTTTACTGGCCCGGTTCCATTCGTCGACGTCGACGCCCTGGCGCTCGAGCTTCTTGCGGTTCACATTGAAATACCGCCTCTGTGCCTCGGACTTATACGGCATCCTTATCACCTCACTAGTGAGCAACTACGATCTTGCTTTGCGGTTCGATGTATGTTATCGACACGATAAAATTCGGGTTGATCTCTACCCTGTCGACAAACTCGCCATTGCACAGCGGCTTATGCAGGACGATCGTTTCCTCGGTGTCCATCGTGACAGTCCGGTCGTCGGTGAAGATCTCATCCCGGAACGTCTTAATGATCGCCCCGCCGTTTTCCCTTACATAGTGGTCAAACGCTGCCTGTGTCATCGTCGCGGTTTTAAAGTATTCGTAGATCTTACTCATGCCCTATCACCTGTCCCCTTTCTATCATTTCGCGTATTTCTGCCCTGGAGAGTCCCATGTCCTCCAGCTCATCGATCGTGTATTGGCCTTTCAGCGGCTTCTTTGATTCCTTCGCCGGTTCAGGCCTCGACATGACGAAGTACCTGTCGACGTCCTGCGGATGGTGTTCGCTGTCCCTGGATATGTCCTCCGGGTTTGTCTTGCTCTGCTCGCAGCTCGGGTATGTCCGGATCGTGTTGGCACAATCGCGGGTAAATGTCAGCAGCGCTGTCTTACTTCCGTCCGGGCCCTCGTATGGATCGAGCCATTCATGAAGCCGGCGCCATCCGTTTTCCAACGACTTTGACGCCTGGTTCATGTAAATGCCATACTCGGCGAATACATCCGCCGTGCTTTTGCCTGTGTCCCTGCTCGGCGTCCAGGCGTCGGTATCGGCCACGATGTACTCAAACCTCATCGGGGTCTCGTTGTCATTGTAATACACGCTTCGCCGCAGGATCTCCCTGGCTTGTTCCCTATCCGTCACCATGTGCGGGTAATACTCCCTGAAACACCTGGCCCATCCGTCGGGTGATATAGCATACCATTTGAAGCATGCGTGCGATGCAAATCCTGGGTCGTATGCCCCAACTATGCGCCATCTCGGATTGTTCGGCGGCTCCCAACTGTCGACGACGTGTATCTCTTCGTCCCATTCCGGGAAAAACGCACCTTCGCCCACTGTGAAGGCGTCAGATTCGTTTGCCGGGTACTCCTGGCGGTACGTGTTCGGCAGGTTCTTCTTTGTATCTTCATACCAGGCGTCAGTTCGCCGCGGATCCGTCCGCCAGTTCAGGAATATTGCAAAGAACGAGTTAAGCCCCGCCTTGGCCGCGTTCCAAACGGTCTCGAACCATGTTCCCCTTTTGCCGGTACTGAGGCCTATCACCTGTCCACCTGTCGGCCTGTTGATTGTTGGGTAAGCAGCTGTCCAGATCTCCTCTGCAAACTGCTGGAACGCCCACTCGTCAATGATGACCAGCGATGATGTAAAGGATCGGCCGGAGTTGGCGGATGCCGGGAACGCCTGGAACTTCGCCGCCTCTCCCCCTGGATGGTATATAGTGATCAGGTGCAGTGTGGCCGTATACGTCAGGCCGGTCCATCCAGGATCCTTTTCATCGGCCGGCTGGATCAACCACCTTGGCAGGTACTTGAGCATGAAGCCCATCCTCTCGACGAGCTCCATTGCCTCGGTGTCGCCCCTGGATAGTGCGGTGACGGTATACCCGGGGTTAAATATCATTTTCCAAAGTGCATAGGCCAGCGCCAGCCATGTCAAGCCAAGCTGTCGGGCCTTCAAAATAATGATCAGGCGGTGTATCTGGAACTCCTTGATAACATCCCGCTGTTTCGGCCACATTTCGAGTTTCCGGACGGTTCCTGGTACGTCCTTGTCGAATATGTGGACGAACTTATCAATGAAATACTCACAGCTGCGCCGGGCTTTCTCCTTTTGGACTTCCTCAAGACTCGGAGTCTGTTGATGCTTTTTCGAGTAGTTTTTCAAGCTGATCCAACTCCTCATCTGTCAGGTTGGATAAGTCCACATCTTTTTTTACATGCACATCAGCTGTGACGTCAGCTGTGACGTTGCTTTGTACCTCTGTTTTATGCTTGAACTGATCAGGCAGCTTGTTGGTAAGGTAAAATTCAATAGCGTTGGTGTCGGGTGCCATCTGCTTTCTGACTTTCTTGGTGACGACCATGCGTTTCTTCGGCGGCTTGTCAGGATCGTCGGACGGGATCTCCACCGGCTCCTTTGTGATCTCCTCATATGTGTAGCCGATGCAGCGCTTGTAAAGCGCGTTGATTACGTTCTGGTGGCGGTACTGATGCCCCTTCTCGAAGGCCTCCGCAAACTCCGGATATTTTTGCTTCCATTCATACAGCGTAGATTCCGCAATCCCAAGCCTTGCAGCGATTTCATGGTTCACGATACCTTCCTCTACCCACTTCCTGACGTCATCGCACATTTCCGGACGATATTCCGTCGGCCGACCAACCGGCCTGGCCTCTTTCGCCTTGGGTTTCCTGCCTCTCGGCACCTTCCTACACCTCCTCCAACTCAATGATATCATTCAATTTAAAAACCACTAAAAATGCATATTTTTTATTTGTTTTTATTCGTTTTTTAATTATTATCAAAATAAAAAAAGCCGCCCTTTTTCTGAGCGGCCTGGGAACATATTTCTAATCACATTCCATCGTTGCCAAAAACAAAGGCGGACTATCATATCCGAAAGTTTTTGCTAGCCAGTATTTAGTGTCAACAATTTGCACAGGTAAGCCATGTCCTAATTTACGATCATACAGAAAAACATATTCGCCGGCATTTGCTTCACGAAGAGGATTTATTTCAGCATCCCAGTGCCAATATGTATGTGCCATCGGGCACAATCCAGGGCATCTATTTGGGCAGTTTATACTGTAGGGTGATGGAATGTAATTATTCCGATCTGGCCCTTCAACGCCTTCCTGTAAGTGCATAGTAATCACATGTCCGCATTTTTCGCAGCGATAGATAAATGTTTTCCAGACAATCACTGGCGTTTTAAATCTTAACATATCGACCTCCTATATCTTTGCCGTTTTACGGCCTTTCCTGCTATTGCGAACTATTTTGTATATTCCTTTGCAAGCCTCTGGTATTCTGATTTATCAATTTCGCGCATTTTTACTTTGAAGACTTTACTGTATTCTTCCGCTGAAGCTGTAGCAGCGGAGCTACCTTTTTCAATATCGAATTCCACCACTTGTCTTTTGTCGGGCATGTCAAAATATCTTTTCATCGAATCATCCTTTCCTTCGCAATTTTTATAATTCTTGAATGATTTTGGGAAATAATGTATAGTTAAGATGCTATAACAAGATTTGAGGTTTCCCCAAAACCTCCGAAGAGCACTCTGTTATGAGTGCTCTTCATCTTTTCCTTATTCGCATGGTATAAACTGAGCTCCGTCATGTCCTCCAGAATAGCCATTCATTTTGCGTATAATCTCAGCAAACATGTGTGCAATTTCCTTTATTTCTGGATCTGTAGTTTTTTCATATACTTTCTTGAGCCTCTTAATCATGCGCTTTTCTTTCCTTGATAGGAAATGTTTATCGTATACGCTTAATTTGCTCATTATCTCAATTCCCCCCTCTCACGCGCTCCTCATATTTTTGATCGCCTGCAGCTCCTCTATCAGCCCGTCAATATCTTCATACTTGAACCGGGCCTCGCCGTCAATCCGGAAACTGTCCTCAGCGAAAATATATGTGCACCCGGTAACTTCGCCCATCATGTTCACCGGCCGGAGGATCCTGCGCTGTACTGGTGTTACTGCCGCAGCTGCAACCGGGATAATTGCCTGGTGTTTTGCACAAAATACACCAGTGTTGATCAGCGTCGTGCATCCCTTGTACGCGCACACATGTGGTCCATCAATTTGAGTCCTTATAACAGGTTCTATCTTCTGTTCCGGCATCGGATATTCCTGGTATGGTTTCTCTTGGCCTTTCACGCTCGAATCGTATGTAATCGCTCCTGCCTCTTCAGTTTCCGCTGCTGCTGTCACTTCCTTTACGGCTTCCCTGTCCCTGGCCAGCTGGTCCTCTTCCTCGATCCTGGTGAGATCCTCTGGATCAGATTCCGGTACCTCCGCCGGCGCCTGTTCCTTCGGCTGCTTCTTTGCCGCCTCCTGATTTTCCTTCAGATCCCTATGTATGCCCCACGCAGATATATAATAGTTTATTGTCCCTGCAGTCAGTCCGACTTGTTTTGACAGTGCCTTTATCGCATGCTTATCTGTCCCGTGCTCTCTTACATATGCGAGCAATTCTTCCCGTGTGATTTTCGGTTTACCCATATTATCCTCTCCTCCCATTAATTTTTGTGCATGGTACTCCTCGATCCGCTTGGCCGTCTCATCCCTTTCCATGGCCACAAGATCAGGCAGCGGATCAAATTCAATCTCCTCACCACTGGCCTTGAGAAGCCGGTACCGGCGCGTGCGAAATTCAATAATATCAAACCTGGTTCTGTACTTACCCGTGTCCACCAGGATGTATGCCGGCTGCAGATCGATTATCTTCCCGCCGCACACCCTGAAATATCCGGATATTTCCCTTTTCTTGGGACCTCTCTTGCCTCTTTCGTAAACTTTTACCTCGTCGCCGATCGCCAGCTCCTCAAGACGCATATGTACCGCCTCCGTTGGAAACTTTACTTTGATTATTCTGCTTTCATATATAGTTCATGCGTTCCGTCACGCAGGGCCTTTTCTTCGTCGGACATCTGGTAGCCGAACAGTTCAAGTATCCTGTACACCCGGTCGAGTTCTTCGTTTCCCTCGTAAATGCAACTCCAGTACTGGTGATATCCTACAGTCTCCGAATCAAGCGCACAATATGCTGCTGCCCATAAGAATTTTTCAGGCTGCTTGCGGAGTTCTTCTGCAATGGCTTTCCATACTCCGTTTCCAGGATCATCGTCATCATCTTCCGGCAGTTCGATCCCGACGAAATCAGCTATATCGTCATAATCGATATTGATATATCCGTCCAGCAAATCCTGAAGCAAGCTCTCAATAATAACCCCGGTGTGCTTCCTGAGATCCGAATTCGAGATCCCTTTTGCGAAATCGCTTCTGAGTTTATATGTCCGTTTGGATGCTTCGCTCAATGCTGCTGCCCGCTCGCGACGCTCCTTCTCTCTATCCTCGATTTCCTTTCTTCTCTTGGCTTCAGCGTCTTCCGGAACGAACTTATACAGCGTGATGTGATAAGTTGACCGTGTGAAAGCATATTTGCCGTTTTCTGCATCTTCCGGCATTTCTACTTTTTCCTTCATTCCTAAGTAATAGCTTCGAACAAATTCATAGCTCCTGATCTCGTTCTCCTGTATTTCTTTTGCGAAAGTCTTGAGTTTCTCGATGATTTCCTCTGCGTTTTTCCTATACTTTTCCTGGGTTATTGCTTTCTCCAGTTCGTTACTGAAGTTCGGCGTCCCGATCGACTCCAGAACCTTGTTTCTGAGTTCAGGATCCTCGATCTTCTCCAGTTCCAGGTAGTCCATGAGCGTCCCGCCTCGCATAACAGATTCTTTGAACTTCTCCTGGTCAAGGCCGAGCTTCATGACCTTCACTCGCTTCAGGATCGTTTTCTTTGACAAGCCTGTCTTATCCGAAATAGTTTTTACGTTCTCGCCCAGGTCGAACATCATCTGGATCCCACAGGCCTGCTCATACAGGTTCAAATCATTCCGCTGCATATTCTCCAGGAGCATCGTCGCGACCTGGTCAGACGGCGTCATTTCCGTAACGGTACATGGTACCTCAGTCAACCCGGCCTCCTTTGCCGCTGCAAGTCGGCGATGGCCAATTATTACTGTGTATGTCCCGTCGCTCTCCCACTTTGTGCATGGCGGATGCTCAGTCTTGTCATATCCCTCCTGGCATTTGCCGGCCGAACCGTTCCACAGCTGGCATGACACACAATAGCCAGGCTGCCTCGGTACGACCGTCAGGTTTTGAAGTATCCCCTGGGCCCTGATGCTTTCCACCAGCTCCGACAGGTCCCCGAGATCCTTTCTCGGGTTATCCGGATGCGGATATAGTTTTTCAATGCTTATGTTTTGTAACATTTCTCATCCTCCCTTCCCCATTGTTTGGAGGTACCTGATCGAATCTTCGCAGGCCCTCTCCAGCTTTATGAAATCTTCCGTATTGCCGCCGGCATCGGGATGCAGCTGTTTGGCCAGGGACCGGTACCGCGCTTTCACGTCCTCGGTACTGTCCGGGATCCTGTCAAATCCGAGTGATTTAAGAAAACTCGGTACCTCGATCACCGGCGGAAGGAACTTCATCCCGGAGATCCATGTCTGCAGGTCGTATATGCCGCGTTCCACCATCCGGGCCAGGTCCTCCAGGGCGAGTACGATCTGCGCGAATGCGTCGGATCCGTAGCTGATATCCACTCCCCTGCTCCTTGCCTTCTCCACCGTATGATCGAATCTGTAGAGATCTCCCTTATACCTGAATTCCACCCAGGCCCCGAACCGGTCATAGTTATAATTGAATTCCTTGACGTTCAGCCTTTCCATCACTCGTTCCAGCTTTGCCTCATAGCTCTGTCCCGACGCGTACTTTTTGGCCAATCATCCTACCTCCCTTCCATCGTCCTGGTCATGCTCCTGGTCCTGGCAGATCGTCAGATCATCCCGCACCCTCGGCATGTACTTCCTTTCCTCCTGCAGCCTCTCCAACTCCCGGATCGTGGCGCATGTTTTGTATACCCGCTGCCTGAAGCGCTCGTTTTCCCTGAACAGTTCCACCAGTGGCTTGAGCAGCTCGTTCTCGTCCCGGAGCCTGCGCCGGTTCCTCCGAATCTCCCGTAGCTCAACATATAAGCTGTACCCTCTCTCCTGGTCCTGCAGCTCTGCCAGCTCAATCTCATGGAGTATATCCTGCTGCTCCTTTTCGAGCTTCCCGATCGCCTCATAGTTCTCGTCATACTTCCTGGTCGTGTTGTCAAAGATCCTCAGTATCTGTGCGCAGAGTCTTTCAGCTTTGCTCGGCATCGTCACTCCCCCTTCGTCGCTATGCTTCATCCCATTGTTTTTCTTTGGCCAGCTGGTTGAGATCCGCCTGGGCTACATCGAAACTTTCCCTCCATGGCAGTTTGGCAACACCGTGCCATCCTGGCTTTCCGGGTTTCTGATACCTCGCCTTGTAGGTGTTAATACCGATCCCCGGCATTACTCTGTACTTCCACCCCCTCTCGTCGACGTATGTTTTCACGAACCTGCAGGGAGACGGATCCGGATGAGACGTGCCTGGTATACCCGGGCATATGTCGCTTTCCTCATCCTTCCCTACGTTCGGGCACAGGCAGCAACGGGATTCAAGATATTCCGGCATCGTCCATCCCTCTCATCAAATAAGTCCGCCAGCAATACGCACAATCTACAAAATCACCACAATCGTCGCGTTCCGGCGGGCAGCTTCTATTTTCGCCCAAGAACTCAGCAGCCTTATTTATTGCGGCGTTCAGCTTTGATCTTTCGTTTGCATTCTGCCTGATCGCTTCAGATACCAAGTTGCTGATATGAATTAAGATTTTGTCATCTTCGTAACGATCCCGTCTGATACTCTCGTATGCTTTCTTTACAGCTTCATCAAGATTCAGCATTATCCTGACCTCCTATCGCTTTGTCTCAATACCAGTAATCACCATCGTTGTCGCTCTCATCCTCGTATCCAACTCCGAGATCCTCCTCGGTAGGATAACAATGTGTGCAGTTGGCTATTGCCTCACCGCTGTCAACTATGGCGTCATCCCAGTCGCCGTTGCAGTAACATGTCTGTCCGCACTCCGGGCATGTGTGAGCCATATCAGCACTCCTCTCCGTTATTGGGAAGTAAAGAGTAGTCGCATCTTGAGCAGATGTCGTTAATTAACGATTCAGCAGAAACTTCTAACAGGCATGGGAAGTTCATACCAACTACCTTGCATTCATATACTTTGCAATGCCCAATGAATGGGTCATTTTCGATTCTGCAAGATTGCAGCATTCGAACTTGGCAAATCCTTAAAGTTTTATGTGACTTATCCAGCACTTGATCTTCCCCTTTTTGCTTCTATGCTGCCCCTTCAGTCCCCAGTATGTACACGTCCAGGTACCTTTCACCGTGCACAAAACAGGCCTCGGGCGTCGTCATATACACGTCGATGTCATTGTTGTCAATGGCGCTGCCCCGGTCCTTGACCACGAAAAACCCGCCGTTCGGCTTATCCCTGAAGTAAGGTATATACACGATGGTCCCGAACGGTACATCCGGACCAGCTGCTACCGTGTACCACTCCCGGACATATTCGCCGCAGGCCGTGATACCATACAAAGGATGACCTGGCTTCTTGCCGCAGCTGCCTTCCCAATAGGCCGTGACGTGCATCGTCTTTTTGGCCGGGCGTGTTCCTCCACGATCCAGGAAGTCAGTCCTGTCCTGCAGGTCTACTATCGCTTCCCCTTGGGCTTCCATCCATCTCTCAAGCCCGTCGACCTTTTCCTCCTGCTCCTGCAGTTGCTTGTTGAGATCCTCGATCGTTTTACCCATCTCATCGATCCTTGCCCGCAGATCCTCATTATTCCGTTTCAGCTGCAGCATGAGCTCATTGTTTTGCTTCCGGAGATTTTGCAGGACCTCCCTGTCAGCGATCAAAAAGGCAAGGCTGTAAATTGTGAACACCGTCAAAACAGCTATGGCGATGACCTTAAATATATGTTTCACGTAACCCCTCCTCAAAAAGTTTCTGAGGACCGCAAAAAGCAGCCCTTATCCTTCTGTTCCTGTTTTCTTCTCCTCGTTGTCGAACATCGAGATCTGCTTGTGTTCATGGTAGGCGTCGATAAAGATCCTCAGGCTTGCATCCCAGAGGCCATACCGGCGGATCACGGAGTTGAAATCCTCTACTGAATGATCCTGGATGTACCACTTCGGATTCCCTTCCTTGTCCTCATCCTTGCAGCAGTGCGTCAGCTCGTGATCCAGGAGCGCCTCTTTGAATCTTTCGTCCGGAGCCATAGTCCAGGCGCGATTACTGATTGTGATGATGAAGTCGTATCCCGTCAGGTACTTGTTTTTCTGTGACACACGCTCGGCCTTGCCGAACACGTCCTTGCCCTTCTTTTTCCATTCACCGGTCCGTACCAGGTAACAGATCTTTGCCTCAGCAAGATGCTGATGGTGATCGCTGATCAGCCTGGCCGCCATGAGCTTCAGATCTTCCGGGGCGTCCCTGTATTCGGCTTTTTCTTTTTTCGGTTTCGGAAATAAACTCTTTCTCCTTCCCACTCTGATCCCTCCTGGTTCTTAATGATCTTTAGTGTCATATCCGGGTATTTCTCCCGGAACAGATCCGCCTTCAGCTTGAATTCCGGGGTCTCATACCCTTTCACGTCCTCGACTTCGATGTGGCCATCCGGGTAAATCACTTCAAAATCCGCCTCATAGTATTTGTTTTGGCTTATCTTGTACCTGGGATGTATCCTGAAGTCCTTGATCACTTTGGCCAGCTTCAGAATTAACAGCTCGCCGTACCGTTCCATTTCTGCCTGAGAGTCGAAATAAATCCCGTCCAGGTACCCAGGCTTTGCGTTGTACTTGTGCTTTTTCTCTTCCTCCTGGACTTCTTTGAGCTTGGCCATATCCTCCGGGCGGATCCGCAGCGCCGGGTTATTCTTCAGCAGTTGCATCAGTTGCTCATACGTCATGTTCATGACGGCCGCCGTCCCTGTTTCTGCGCCGGCTTATTCTTACATGTCTTGTAATGCGGGATCTGCACCGGCACAGCTCCCGGCGTCGTCATGTATGTCAGCTTGCCACGGATCTCCTGGCCATAAAGCGTTATGCCTTCGATGTCGCCGAGATTGTCCTGGATGATCGTTATTACCTGAGGATCAACGGGCATCTTCCTGCCGCTCTCCGTCTGCACCCAATCGATCAGTGCATTACAGTACTTGCATCTACTCATCGATCTTTCTCTCCTTTCCGTACACCCTGAGGATCTGCGCCACCATTTTCGGCGTGAGGTCATATATTGCACCTATTTCTGTCAGTGTGGCTCCGTGGGCCCTCATGTTGAGCATGTCGTATATGTCGTCCGTGGTGTACTTCTTGTGGTCGATAAACTTTACCAGGTGTTTTTCACCGAGAGTAAGGAAAGCCTCTTCAGGGGTGACGTCGGCCAGTATCGCTATCAATAGAGCGAAATAGTTCTCTGAGTAGGCCTCAAGTTTCCTTTTCACCCTCTCAGGATAAAATTTTCTTTCCTCGCCCAGCCTCATCTTTCGCACCCTCACAAAAGCGACGCTAACTGCCTGCAACATTTCTCCTCTTAGCCTCTGCTATCATCTTCAGTAGTTCTTCATAGTCGCTGCCAGGCGGTTTATACCCCTGCTGTTTCTTCCTGGCCAGTTCGGTATATAAGCGCACAAAGATTGAATAATTCCGGTGAAAACGGCCTGATAGGTCTCGCACTTGACGTGGTGACAGATAGATCCCGGTTGTAAACTCATATGGTTCATCATCAGGATCCTGCGCGCGCGGTTTACTTTCTGTATCATTATCAATGTCATTAATAATTTCTGTTTTGTTTTGTTTATTAATGGGTGCAATTTGTGGAGCACTTTGTGGAGCAATTTGTGGTGCAACTTGTGGAGCACTTTGCGGCTCACTATGAGCCACAGTCTTTTGTGGAGCAGTTTGCGGTCCAATATGAGCCGCAAATTGAGCCGCAAATTCGTTGATTATATCCTCCCGCGCTTTTCTTTCCGTCTCATCGAACGGTATGATCACATATTGGGCTGACTGGTTGCCCTTCCGTTCCCTCCAGAGGATCCTCCCCTTCTGGACCAGTCTGTTGCGGTACCGTTTCACATCGGATACGCTCAGCCCTGATACCAACGAGAGCGTAGTAAGCGGCACTGTAAACACCACTTGCCAATCGGATATATTGTTGAGGTGCATAAAAGCATGCCACAGAGCAATTTCCGATTTAGACGGAGTGTTTATTTTTAGCCAGCTGTAAAACGCATTTATCTCGTACAGGTAATTCATCTCAGGGCCTCCGTAAAATGATTTCTGTCACCGCTCAATGCTATGTCCGCTTAGATGTCCTGGGACTGTACTCTCCCAGATTGACGAGCTTCCTGTTTCTGTCGTAGGTGTACATACTGAGCTTGATCACCTTTGCTGTTGTCTCTGTCCTCTTCTTCTCAGCCTCCTTTCTCTTTTTTTCTTCTAATTTGATCCGGCGCCAGATCCGCCGGATATCAGGCATCATGACAAATACAATGAGGCTGATCCCGGCCGCCACTGAAGCGCAGGTAAGAGTGATTGCTACGATCCCCAAAACCATCATCATATGTAACGCTCCCTTCCTTAGCCTTTTTTGGCTATCGTCTTAGGCTCCTTGCCGAGCGAGCAGACGTCGTCGCCGATCCCGCCGGTTATGTCGTACCTGAACACCAGGGTCGAATGATACTTTTCACAGTATCCACAGTACCAGTAGCCGAGTATACTGCGGATCCATGAAGGCAAACGTATTGCAAAGAAGTTCCAGATTCCCCATCTGTAATACTTGATTCTTATGAAATCCCAGATGCTCATCTTAGCCGGACGATTGCGTTTCATTTGATTCACCCCGCTCATAAAAATGCTATAGCTACAATTACAGCAATCCCTAAAGCTGTGATCCCCCAGGAGAAAGCATCAGATTCCCTGCATTTTTTCTCCAACCACTTCATAAGGTCACCTCCACATCATGAGATCGATCGATGGTTCAGGCATTGCATAAAACCCTTTTCTGGCTTTAGCCAGCTTGTAAATTTCCTCAACTATCTGTCGTGCTTCGTCTTCGTAATCATAGGTGCCTAGAAGTGTTTTCCGAGTCAGCTTTTCGCCTATGATGTTCCATCCCATAAGTCGCCCTTGAAAATACTGAGCTCTGACGTAAATCCTGCCTCTGAATAGGAAGCCTTTATCGGATAGTGTGAATATCTCATCGTGATCCTGGTTGAGGATAATCATTATTCACACTCTCCTTCCTGTCCCTTATGCCACATGTACCTTGCTGCCGTCTGGTCCCTTGGTGACTTCGATCCTCCTCGGGAAAGCGTCCTTGAGTTCATCCAGGTGGGTGATGATGATCACCTTTTCAAAGTCTTGGCGGACTGTGTTTATAACATCGAGGATCTTCTGTCGGCCTGTAGCGTCAAGGGAACCAAAACCCTCATCGATTACCAGCAGCTTGATCTCAGCGCCGGCACGATGGGCCAGGAACTTCGATATAGCCACACGGAGGCTAATATCGATGATGAACCTTTCGGCTCCGGAGAATGTCTGATATGGTCCAGGGAGACCTTCATCGAGAATTGTGATCCGGAGGACGTCCTGCATGACGCCGGTGCTCTTGCCCTCGATCTGGGTTTCAAGCCTCAGCTGCATCCTGCCGCCGGTGATCCTGTTCAGCATGTCGTTGGCCAGGCGTTCGATCTCGGGTACCGCATTTTCGATGATCAGCGCCGGCACGCCTGACTTTTTGCCGCAGGCCTTCTCGAGGATCTCGTATGTGGCCAGTTGGGATTTCAGATCTTTTTCTGCAGTTTCTATCTCATCGAGTTCCTTCCTTGCTGCAGCTGCGTCCTTGAGGTACTGCTCATACCCGCCAATGGCCGTACGACAGGATGATTCGTTGCCTTTGAAGAATTGCAACTGAGATGTTTTCTCCTGCAGAACATCGGATAGGTGGTCGATTTCGGCTATTTGGATATTTACGTCAAGATCCTGGCCATCTATTGCCTGAATGTCACTGATGATCTTACCGAGTTTTTCATCAGCATTTGCAAGCAGCGATTCCATTTCCGGAAGGAGAGCTTCCTGGCTGTCGATCTCTGCTTTCTTCCCGGTGAGTTTTTGTGCCTCGGCCATCTCCTGGCGATATTCAGGAAGATTCCTCTCCTTGGATGCCAACAAGGAGATATCTGATGCAAGCTGAGCAAGTTTTTGCTTCTGATCATCGGTGACCTCGATTTCCTTCATACGCTGCTTGATCTCAGCATCGCGATTCTCCAACTCGACCTTGCGCACTTCAGCAGCATCCAACTTAACCTTGAGGCTGGATATTTTCCGGACCTCTTCCAGGAGATTCTTGCATGCTGCATGCTGATTAGCATCGTACTTGAGCCGGGTCCTTTCATCGGCGAGCTTCTTATAATGGTCTTTGTAAGGATTGTCTTTGGCTAATTCTGATGAAAGCCTGTCACCGAGATAGATGAGATCTTCTGCAGCCGATCTGGCACTGGCCAGCAGCGGACATGTCTCCTTATCCGTTCCGCTACATGGAACTCTTTCAAGGGTTTCAACAAGCGGCTGCTTTGCCTGGATCTCAGTCTGTATGCTTGCGATCTCTGCGTCATGCTTCGCTTTCCAGTCGCTGGCTTGCTTGAATACAGTCTCCATCGCTTTGCTGAGTTCCATGTATCTCTTTGAAGCCTGCTCATGTTCTGAAAGCTCAGCAACAAGTTCCTGTTCACTTTCGCAGGCAGCCAGGATATCATCCTTCCTTTTGATAATGTCCTGGAGTTCTATGAGTTCGACGTCAATGTTGGCGGCCTCATTTTTGAGCCTGGACATCTCAGCTTCTGCCTGGGAGATCTGTTTCTCGAGATCATCCTTCTGCTGTTCGAGTAATGGCTTTTTGGCCAGTTCCTTCTCGATCTCAGCAATCTTCTCAGCCAGGAACTTTTCCTTTTCGATGGCCAGCTCGACATCCTTTTTTCTCTCGAGTGCATATTTGATACCAGCGATTTTCACGTTTAACGCAGCTATCTCGTCCCTGAGCTTTTTCTCATCATCCTCCAGAGCCTTCCTTTTTCTCGAAAGCTCTTCTGATTTTTCTTCAAGGACTTTCTTTCTGGCCAACTGAGCGTTGATACCATCGATTTCTACCTGCAGATCATGAATGATCTTCTCGCACTCTGCGAGTTGCTTCCTGGTCTCCTGCAGCTGCTTCTCAGTCGATACCGCATCTTCTATTCTGGCCTGAAGAGGTTCTTTCTTGGCTGAGAACTGATTCACCTTTTCGTTCAGCTGCTTCATGCCTGCCTTCACCTTCTCCTGCAGTCTGTCCCAAATGTCCAGGCCGAGGATCCTGGCCAGAGCGTCTTTCCTCTCGGCGTCCGTCATGTCGCTGGTGAAGCTATCCGATTTCCCCTGCAGGATCAGAGACGATGACGTAAATGTGCGGTAGTCCATCCGGAGCGTTCTCTCGATGATCTCCTGGGTATCCGCTATTCCCTTTCCGGATCTCGGGATCCATTTCTCGGTACCGTCCTGAGGATCCATGCCCCAGACGAAAAACTCGAGCATTGTTTTGTCCTTGGCCACGGACCGGTGGCGTACGACCCTGTACAAATCATTCCCAAGCCTGAACTGCAGCTCGACACGGCACTCCTGCTCGCCGCGCCTGACGTAATCGTTCATGTTTTTCCTCCCGCCCTTGCTGCCCTCACCGAACAGGCACCAGGTAATTGCATCGGTGGCCAGGGAGCTTTTGCCGGCTCCGTTCTCTCCCGTCGCGACTGCGATATCGAAACCTTCCAGATTGACGGTTTCGTCTTTATATGAAGTGAAATTTTTGAGCTTTATTTCGACTGGAATCATTCAGACAGCACCTCCATAATCAGGTCAGTTGCCAAACCGATAATTCGACCCCTGATTATTTCTCCGTGGATATCCTTTGCGTCGAGCCACTTTTTGAGGGCATCGATCGGGCCGGTATCCTCGGTGACGGATGCCTCCCTGCTCCTGTCCGTCATCTCGATCTCCGGGTAAATGCCTGTGATATATGCCGGTGCTGCCGCTTGCAAAAGCCTCATAATCTCCGAGTGATCCACCATAGGAGCAAGTTCTTCCGTGACCTTGTATTTCACACGAACAATCTTGTTGGTCGCTTTGTTATGGGCAAGTGACAGTGAAAGATCCTCGTACAGTGCGGCGATATCGTCGGAGCTCTTTATATCTGCTGATATAGTGCAGAACTTCCGCGCCGGCAGATCGATCCACTCGTAGGATCCTGAGTCCAGATCAATGACATAACATCCGCGGGGATCGTCCTCTTCTCCGAAGTCGACGCGCTCCAGCGCTCCGGCATAACCCACGAACGGCTTTTCGTTCAATACCTGGGCCTTGTGGATGTGGCCAAACAGAACGGCATCCCACTCCATGGCCAGCAGTTCATTCAGCGGGATAACAGGCTCAGTACTGCCATAAAGCAACTGCCCGGATGACGCGACGGATCCCGATATTGTCCAGTGGCCGATCAGCACATTTTTGCAGCCGGGTCCTATCTCATGGCACTGAACGATAAGGCTCCTGGCTATGTCGACGAGCTTCTGAGATATGAGCATCGCCATCTCTGCAGGATCGGCGACGGCGTCTATAAGGCCCGCAGGTTTTATGTTAGGCAGTACAGCGATATTGACTGTGTCATGGCAGCACCTGAATACGTCCGGTACATTTGTGATACCGACATACATGTCATCGCATAAGGACTTGACCAGGTCGACCGGGCCGGTCTTTCCTGCACCAAGCAGATCATGGTTTCCCGGACAACCGATTACCTCTATACCATATGTAGCAAACGTATTGAGAAGCTCCGCGACAGAAAGGACCTGCTCCGGATCCGGACGGCTGTTCTTGAAGAAATCACCCGGGAACACAGCGACGTCGATATCGTTGTCGACAGCATGCTGCAGCAGCCAGGCCGCGGTACTTTCCCAGTCCTCAAACCGGGAATGCTTGCCATTGGGAAGTACCTTCCCGTAATTGTTGTAGTAGCAATGCAGGTCGGGTGCCAGTAATATCTTCATTGTGCAACCCTCCTGTGCTTTTTCTGATCTGCTATGCAGTAGAAACCGTCATAGTACGCAAGGCAGTAATCGACTTCTGCCTTTGTCAATTTCTTGCCGCAATCTGCGCATGTCATTTCATCCTGGGAGACTTTCTCCGGCTCCTGGACCTGCACCGGCTCCGGTTCGGGCACAGCCTCAGGTTCATCGGCGGCAGGCTCCATGAAATCGCCGTCGATCGGTTCCTCGTCGAAATCATAGTTGTCTGCCTCAAACGGCTGGCTCATCTGCTGCACCTGCCCGGCCGCGAGCTGCTGATTGGTAGGAGATGCATTGCCGAACAGCGCGGCCGTCGCCTGCAGGCCATGCTCAATGACCATCTTGCGGACTTCCGGATCAGAATAGTCAGGCGAGAAGTCAACATGCGGAACGATGAAAGGTCTATTAAGCTCCGACGGGCTGTACTGGTGTTTTATAGAAAGCAGGGCCCTGATCACACGCAGCATCGCACCGGTCTCCGCTCTCATGAGCTTGTTCTTGCGCCACTGGATCATGTGCGCCTTTGTCTGGGCAGCTGCCCACTGCTCCGGCGTCATATTATTCAGTTTCTTTTTATCATCCTGGTACTTGCTGCTTGCCAGCTTCTTTGCCTTCTCCAGGTTGGATTCGTATGTTTCCTCCTCAATGGTCTGAAGATCTATCTCCTTTGTGGCCTTGAGAGGCAACCATTCTCCTGAACCTTTCCGGAATGCACCGACCGCCTGGTACAGTACGTAATCCCTGGAAACAGATAAAGGCTTCGTCTCGTTCCAGTTCCAGACGATGCCTGCAGCGGAAGCGATCTTCATGAGTGCAGTCTTGGAAAGAGCAAGGACATCCTCGTATATAGGCTCGCCATTGCTGTCCTTGCCGGTATACTTACTGCCGACTTTGTACACTTCTCCACGGTCGGGATCGGGATCGATTTTGACTTCCTCGACGCGGAGCTTGTGGAAAGGACTGATCTGAGTCATTGTCGTTGTCGGCACCAGGACGTTGTATTTTTCTCTCCTATAGTTATCAAGCTGAACTACCTGGGTATTTTCAGCAGTAACGATATTTGACACTTACATAACACCCCTTTCATTTACCTGGCCGACAGGCTTTTTTTGACAGATCCTGGCCTGCGACCATGATGGTGACTTTACCGGAACAAATAAGGCTGAGAAAACTTTCTTTAGACAACAAAACGGATTCCAGTTCTCCGTTTTTGTAGTTCAGAATGGCCTCTATCCGAATGGACTCTTTTTTATCCAATAAACCCATCCCCTCATATTTAATAACTTGGGAGGCTGGCCGGCGGCCTCCTTTGTCTTTTGTAACGC